AAAACCACCGTGGTGGAATCAAGTTGGTGAATTCTTAGGTACAACGTGGGAAGGGGCTAAAAAACTACCAGATTACGTGCCAAATCTAGCAACATCTGTACCAATAACTAGTACTCTACCACCCGAAACAAGAGCAGCAGAAGCTCTCAATTATCAACATTTACCAAGCCATATACAGCAATTACTATTTATGCAGGATGCTGGGATTGGTAGAAAAGGCCCAGTAGATCGCAGAGAACTAGGGCTGCGCAGGAATGATCTCAGCCGGCTTATGAGGCGCGGCGGCATGAACCCAAGAAACTGGGGCGGATAACAACCAGGACAATAAATTAATGGAGATTTTAGAAATTTTTAGGCAAGCAATTAAGGGTGGTGGCGATCGTCTTGGGCAACAGTTTTCTCCAGTGTCAGGCGAGGAGAGACAGGCTAATATGAATCAGCAGCCTAACTTCCCTGGTTACAGCACTCCAGCCGGTGCGGACGCTGGCGGTATAGCTGCTCAGTTTGCGCCTCAAGGTGCTAGACCCCATGGATTCCCTGGGGTTGACGACATGCAACGCCATCGCGGTACTGGGCACACTGTACCTGATGCTACAAGGCTGGATATAATGGCAGGTCATGACACTGGCAGAGACTATGGTTACGAAGGCCCTGGACAATACCCAGCCGATGTGGTTGATCGCGTTCTTATTGAAGAGCAGATGCGCCGCAGGAATAGAACCATGCCTGGTTCACCGGTGAATTACTAATGGCTTGGTCAAAAGGAGAGAGTGGTAACCCGCGTGGTCGCCCACGAAAATCTCAAAAAACCATGGCCCAGCTAAGAAGTCAGATATCTGAGCATTTGCCTGATGTTATCGAGGTTCTAGCCGGCGCCGCCAAAGATGGCGACGTTCAAGCTGCTAGAATACTGGTAGAGAGATGCGTTCCATCTATGAGGGCTATAGACCAGAACGTTAATATTAATGATTCAATGCGAGAGCTTACAGATATCGAGCTCGTAGACCTGATTAAAGAGTTCGAAGACAACTTGGAACAGGTTCCTGAAATAAAACACTAGGATATGTCATGCCAAAAGTAGAATTCCCATACAGCGCGTCTGGCCGCGCGGCTGCAAGCAAAGCCGTCGGTCTCCATCCCGAAGCGAGGATGTCCGGGGGAGGCGGCGGAGGTAATTATCCAAAACCTAAGCAGCTACAACCCCGCAAAAAGCCAAGGAGATCCGATGATGTACCTAGTGGTAACAAGGCCTATTAATTATGGCTCTGTTAACTGTAGACACGTTGTATACAGCGTATGATACCTACACATCAGCGGATGCTTTAGATTATGCTCTGTCACCAAGTACGCTTGCTGAGAAAATTGTTGACTCTAGTGCTTATCTTACTAAGGTAAACTCTCTTGCTGTTGGCGACAGCTATGGATATGAAAGAAATATATACGTGGCTGCTACACTAGATTCTGGGCTCACTTCTGGAGTTACCTCGACAGTGGCTATAACAGTAACCGGTGCAGATAGCTTCTCATCAAGTGGGTACGCCTTGGTAGGTGCTGAAGTAATATATTACGCCACTACAACTGAAGATGGTGGAGGGGTAACTACAGATCTTAATACGTTAACTAGAGCTTTAGCGTCTACTGTAGATGTTACCCATGCCACGTCCCAGAGTATATATGGTCTCGTTGATAGATCTATAATAACTATAGAGCATAACCAAGAGTTAGAAGTTTTCAACATAAATACTAGCGCAACTATAACCTCCTCTCAGTTCCCAAGTATTACCACACTTGATATGTATACTATTCCAGAATCATTGGTTGCTATGGTAAAATATGTAGCATGAGTTTGTCTTATACGCTGGTTCACAGTTATCCAAGGGAAGAAATAAGGGCTATACTAGCAACAGAATTAACCAGGAGGGTCAAGGATGGGAAAGACAAATGGATTGCTCTTGAGGGACCCCAACGGGAGTTCGTTTATAGTGAGCATCCTCACATTCTCTTCGGAGGCGCCCGGGGAGGATCAAAATCTGTTGGAATGCTGTTGGCTTTCAGGAGACACGCAGAATTATACGGGGAAAATGCTCACGGGCTACTATTCCGTAGAACTTACCCAGAAACAGGGGAACTGGTTAAACTAGGCCAACACGTATTTGTTAAAGAAGGTTGGGAGTGGAAGGTAGGAGAAAGAAAATGGGTAAGTCCTAAGGGTTCAACCTTGCAGCTAAAGCATCTGGATGAAGATAACGATGCTATGAAGTTGCAAGGTTTTTCTGTAACATTTTTAGGCTTTGATGAACTAGGAAACTGGCCATCACCAGAGCCTATAGACTTGTTACAAGCTACAATGCGCTCGGCTGCCGGTGTTCCTACCCTTTTTAGGGCTAGTGCAAACCCTGGCGGGCCTGGCCACGGCTGGGTAAAAGAGAGGTACATCGATGCTATATCAGATGGTAGAATATTTATACCATCTAAGATAACAGATAACAAACCTCTGATGGATAATGATCCTGGATATATTGATAGGATCAAAGCTTCGGGCCCAGATTGGTTAGTTAAGGCGTGGTTGGATGGTGATTGGAATGTAGCGCCTGGTGCGTTTTTTGAATCCATTTGGGATCCAAAAGAGCACGTGGTAGAACCATTCGAGATACCTTTAGAATGGCGTAGGTGGAAATCCTATGATCACGGGTATAAATCCCCTGCGGGGTGCGTATGGTTTACTCAAGATTACGACGGCTGTATATATTTATACAAGGAAAGATATTGGGTAGACAGACCTAACGTTGGGTCAGAAACTCCAATAGAAAATATTGCAGAAGATATTTTATCTGCAGAGGTAAAGGAAAAAAAGGCAGGAATAAAATTCAGAGGAAACATAGCAGATTCAGCCATATTTATGCAGGATGGCAGACATAAGTCTGTTGCTGACGTATTTAATGATTATGGGGTTTTTTGGGAACCAAGCGCTAAAGGTCCGGGATCTAGAGTCCAAGGGCTTAACGAGTTTGTTGACAGATTAAACGCCAAATCCTTCAAGGTTTTTTCAAGTTGTAAGCATTGGCTTAGAACGGTGCCGTCATTGCCGGCAGACCCAAAAAGGATAGAAGATATAGATACTAAAGCAGAAGATCATTTGTTTGACGCTACAAGGTATGGGTTGATGCACAAGCGAGCGAAGTCTAAAAAACCTAAACCAAAGAAAACTGATCCTAATCCATTTACTCTAGAGTGGTTAGATAGGTTATCAGAACTTTACGAGGATTACGATGTCTGATTTAGAAATTAGTGGAATTTCTTCTACATTCCCAGAAGTTTCTACCTCTTCAAAGGGGTTGATACGAGAATTCCAGAACAATGTTGCGTTATCATATAGAAAATGGAAGCGACATTATAGGGAAATAGAACATAGTCGAAGATATGCGCTAGGTAAAACTACGTGGAGATCTCAAACTATAACAGCTGGCCAAGCTAATCAAGAAGCTGGCAGAATTGTTAAAGGAAATATTATTCATGCTACGTTACAGAATATTCTTCCTTTAATTTACGCTAAGAATCCAGAAATAAGCGTAAAGCCAAACGAGCATGTAGACCCAAGCGGTTACGAGTACAGAACAGCTGACTTATTTTCTAATACTCTTGAAGTGGTTCTTAACAGCTGTCTTAAGAAGGCAGAGTTAAAGCGTATAGCTAAGCAGGTACTGCGGTCTTGCATGGTTAGTAAGATTGGTATCATCAAAGTAACTTATCAGAGAGATTACATAAAAGATCCTTTGGTTAGCAGGCAACTAAACGACGCGCAGGAAAGTTTAGCCACTCTTATAGATACCATTAAAAAGGAAGATACTGTAGATTCTCAAGACAAGGACGCTCTAGTACAAGAGCAGAATATGATTATTGAGAGTCTTGAGGCGCAGGCCACGGTTCTACGGCGCGAAGGATTAAACCTAGGGTTTGTTCGTCCAGAAGATTTTCGTATGGATACATCTCTAGATTCTTTGCAGGATTATAAGCAAGCTAGATGGATGGCAAACAGAACCTGGATGACCCCGAAAGAGGTTATGTCACGGTTTCAGCTTGATAAAAAAGGTATAGAAAAGTTTACTACTTACCGTAGAAACCAGAACGGTATACCTCAAAGGTTAACTAGAGATGCAAGCACTGGCGATTCCGAGGATGTAGCAATCGCTATAGCTATATGGGAATACTGGGATAAAGTTACGCAAACAGTATACACTTGGGCAGAGGGCGGAGAAGATTACGTAAAGACTCCATTCCATCCTGCTAAAATGGGCGATTGTTGGTTCCCGTTCTTTATCCTAGGTTTGAACTGGATTGACGGAGAAGAGTGGCCAATATCTGATGTAGATCTTTTAGAAAACCTACAAGATGAGTACATGACAATCAGAACCCAGGCTGCAAAGCATAGGGATTTGTCTGCACCATTTTATGTGGCTGACTCTAGTAGAATAAATTACGAGGATATAGAAACGTTCTCTAACGCCACTATCGGTGATATAGCTTTGATTAACGCTTCTGGCGCTGGTGTTAATACCGTATTTCAGCCAGCAGCTACCCCACCATTTAATCCTATGATATACGACACGTCTTCTATACGGTCTGACATAGAGTGGATTAGTGGTCTTGGTGATGCGGCTCGCGGTTCTGTTTCTAGATCAAAAACGGCTACAGAAGCTAATATATTACAAGAAGGTTTATCTACCAGGGTTAATGAGAAGGTAGATCTTTTAGAAGAGTGGTTAACCGATATGTCAAGGTTTGCTGCTGAGATATTGCTCCAAGAAATGTCTCCAGAAATGGTTTTGCAGGAAGCTGGTAAAAACGCTTTTTGGCCGCAACTAGATAAGCAAACGTTATACGATAAAGTAAACATCGAAATCAGAGCCGGTAGCACTGAAAAACCTGATAAAAATGTAGAGCAGATGCGGTGGATCGAGGTTATGCCAATTATAATGCAAAACATCGACGCTATACAGATGATGAGAGCTCAGGGTATACCGGATGAGTTTAATCCGTTCATTAACCTAGTAAAGGAAACATTTAAGAGGTTTGACGAAAGGATAGATATTACTAAATTCATACCGCCTATTCCACAGGATATAATGGAATACGCATCTCAGAACGAGCAGGTACAAGCAGCTATGCAAAGCGGCGGAAATAGGTATGGTGGTCAACAGGCAGGACAACCACCATCACCAGCAGGTGGTAGAGCAAATCCTGGATATGTTCAACAGGAGAACGCTCCGGCAAACCGTGTAAACCAAAGGTCTAGAAATAGGTATAGAACGCCTGAAGAGACAGGCCAATAAGGGAGAAACTGATGGCTCAACCAGCAACGGAACTGAGTAACGAAGAACTTTACGACTCGACAAAGGATGTACTGTCCCAAGCTCTTGACGGCTTACAGCAGGAGAAAGAAGGGGGCGATGGCGAAGATGTAGAATTAGACTTAGAATCATCTCCAACATTTGATGAAGCTCAAAAAGAGCAGGAAGCCAGTAAAGATGAACCGGCTGAAGAAGTTAAAAAAGAAGCAACCGTTGATGATAAATCTAATGAAGAGGCCGTTGAAAAAGTTGAGAGCAAGGAAGAAGAAAAGACTGATGATGTAAAAGAGGTCGAGCTGTCTGATGACGAAATATTAGATAACCTAAAGCCAAAAGCTCAAGAAAGGTTTAAAGATCTAGTATCTCGTAATAAGGATTTAGAAGGTCGAATAGAAGAGTTGAACCCATCACAAGCTATGGCCGAACACGTTCTAAACTCTGGAACACAACCCGACCAACTCAACTTTGCTCTCGATATATTTAAATCTTTGAATTCTGGAGATTGGGATGCCGCTCGTGGTGCGTTATCTAAACTAGATCAATTTTCTAATGTCATAGCCGAAAGGCTTGGCGTGCAAGGGGGGCAGGATAACGAAAAGTCATCGTACTCTGATTTCGAAGATTTGTCGAAGGCTGTAGATGACCTTGAGATGTCTAGCGAGTGGGCTAATAAGTTAGCTGCACAGAGGATTCAAGCTAACTCTATTAACCAATCTAGGCAAGAGTTTTCTCAACAAACAGAAGAATCGTTTAAGCAGCAGCAAGCTTACGACGCAGAGCAGTCTACAGCGTATAACGATATAAAGTCTTGGGAGGATGGCATCAAAACATCTGATGCTGACTTCGAATCCAAACGTGATATAATGTTGGACATTGGAGAGAAGATAGCTAATTCCGGCGTAAGCCCCAGTAGTTGGCTTCCTCTTCTCAAAAATGAATACGATGTTCTCACGCGAGGGATGTCACTTGCCTCGAAAAGAACAAACGCTAGTAAACAATCTGGGCCTCTAGCTCCCAGTAGCTCAGGTGGCGGCGCGGTCGATAGTGCTGAGTTAAAAACTGCAGAGGTTACTCCAGAGTTTTTACAGCATCACTTAGACCAATTACATAACAGGTGAAGGGTGTAATAGCTGGGACCCACCCGCCCAGTAGCACAAGAAATGCATTCGTGCGGCAACCCTGTAAATAGATTAACTACTTTAACCAATAACAGGAAATATCATGGCAACAAACACTGCCCTAAATAGTAATGATATTACCCAGCTGGGTTATGTAGCTCTTCAGAACTATCTGAAAAATAAACCTATCGATCAGGTGGCTCAGGAACGTCCTTTGCTAAAAGCTCTTACGGCTAAGAAAAAGCCTTGGGGTGGCGGTAAAGAGAACATTGTTGAGCAGCTGCGAACGGGATATGACAGTAACTTCCAGTGGTTTGGTGAACATGCAAGTACCAAAAACACTACGGACACTGTCACCTATAACACTCGCGATACCGTACGTCAAGCGTACTGGCCGTGGTGTTCGGCGCATGATGGTTTCTATTTCACTGAAGACTTCTTACTCGGTAACGGTATTATCGTTACAGATTCCGCACCCCGGAATTCTTCATCTGCTGGCCTAGTCCAGCTAACCAATATCTTCAACGAAGGCATGGAAACTCTGCGCCTTGGCTTTGAAGAGATTCTCGATCTTTCGCTTCACATGGATGGTACTATTGACCCGGGTGGTTCTGGTACTAGTTCGAGTGGTCGTATCATAAACGGTCTCGACTTTATTGTTGATATCAAAGATACTGCTAGCACCGTTGGCGGCATTACAAAAACTGCTCATACCGGTTCTAACTACTGGAACAACCATTGGAACGATGGCTCTGGACTCAATGATACTGGCGCTACCGGCACCGGTGTTACAACTGCTACTTTGTTAGACTCAATGACGGCTATGTGGCGTGAATGTCAGAAAAATGGCGGAAGCCCTGATCTGATCCTTGCGGGTTCTACCTTCATTGACAATTTCCGAGAAGCAGCTAACTCGGCCGTATCGCGTTATGCGGTTCAACCGACCCAGCAAGCACAGATGCCTTGGAATCTAGATCCTTCTGTTGAAGTCAAGAATGGTGGCACGTTCACCGGCCTTTACTTCCAGGGTGTTCCAATTCTTTGGGATCCGACGTTTGACGGTGGATGCACTACGAAAGACAGCTCTGCTACTTACGATTGGAAGCGTCGCTGCTACTTCCTCAACACCAATCATCTTGCTCTTCGTCCTATCGAAGGCAATGATATGGTTGCGAGAAAGCCGCCGCGTCAGTACAACAAGTACGAGTACTACTGGGGTATGACATGGCGTGGTTCTTTGACGGCTAACCGTCTGAACTGTCATGGCGTTCTCTGGAGTGTCGCGTAAAAACCTTTGGGAAAGGGGGAGCCTGATCGCTCCCCCCGACCCTTTTTTATAGGGAGATATCATGTATCAAGTTCCTAGAATTTTGATCAAAATCGATAACGATCAGTTTACTAAACCTGCAAAACGAATACCGTCTCACGAGTTACCTTTCTACTTAGAAAGATATGGTCCTACAGTATCTGTCGAAAGTAAAACAGAAGGTACTTTTGAGGTTAAAAACATTCAAGAAGAGTGGACTAGGCTTTCTGGGCAGTATGGAGAGAACTCCGTATTGTCGGTGTTTGGAAGACCGCCGCAGGGTTTGGTAGACGCCTTAGATAAAATAATGGCGAAAGAAAAGAATGGCAAGAACACTTCTAAGTCTTCGAACCGAACTAGCGCAGCGACTGGGGTTTAGTGCATCTGGATCTGCTGCTATAGCGCAGGTAGATATACTTAATTCAGCCCTACGAAGCGCTCAGGATCAGTTATTTTATGAATTTGGTGATTTACTCACCAAGAAGATAAATGATACTACTCCTGGCACAACTACTACTGGAGTCTCTTATTACTCGTTCCCAACAGATTGCGATCCCTATAAACCTTTAACTGTATCTATACAGCGTCAAGGTACCGGTAGGTTCTATGAACTTCAAATAGGTATTGGAGTTCACAGGCACAATGATCTGCCAGTGCTTAACGATATGGATCCCGTAAGGTGGGACGTGATTGACGACTCTGGAACAGCTAAAATAGAGTTGTGGCCAGTACCAAACGATAGTACTTCTAAGTTTAGACTAGAGTACAACGCCGGTCTTACATCTTTTTCTGCTGATACAGATGTAGCTACGGTTAACCCACAGCTGATACTGCTGCACTCTATAACTACTATGAAGGCGCACTATAGGCAGCCTGATTACGAGATATACGCAAATCAACTGCAGCAACTTCTTGGTAGGATCAAGACCATCGGCCTGGTTGGTGGCGGCTCATTCAGAAGGTATACAAAGCGCACGGCAAACTTCTTTCTCGATCCTGGAAACGATATGCAAATATCTACCCAGTCTCAATACGAGATTGCTTCCATTATTGCTAAAACCTACGTCTCTTCAGTTGACTCTGGTTCTGGCTCTGACTACATAGTGACGAGTTAATATGGCTACTATTACAGTCCCAACTATGACGGCACGGGCTGGTCCTACTGGAGGGCCACTAGATGATGCGAATGATTTCTTTCATATAGCAGATTCCGCAACCGATAACAGGCTTCCAGCTGGCTCAGCTAAAAACTATATTTTAGAAGGAGTTAAAGGTGGTGCTAACATTACTGAAACTGTTAGCACTTCTGGTTATGATACAACCGTTGCTTTAGATACAACCGTAACAGGTTTAGTATCTGTAACATCTACTGATTTTGTCGGAGATTTAACCGGTGATGTAACTGGAAATGTTACCGGAGATTTAACAGGTAACGCTGATACTGCAACTGCATTAGAGACGGCTAGAACAATAGCTGGTAACAGCTTCGATGGAACAGCTAATATAGATATAGCCCTTGCTGATCTGTCTAACGTTGCTTCTACAGCCCCGTCTACTGGAGAAACTCTAAGTTGGTCAGGAACAGATTGGGCGCCGTCTACTGCTGGAGCGGGTAGTGTAATAAGTGTCGCAATAGCTGGCACAGACGGTATCGATGTAGATAGTGGATCGCCTATAACATCTTCTGGAACTATTACCCTCGGGTTATCCAGCATTCCTAATAGCTCGCTAGCAAATAGTTCCGTTACAGTTGCTGGTCAAACCGTAGCTCTAGGAGCCTCTGCTACGGTATCAATAAAAGATCTTTCAGACGTTTACGCGTCTATGACACCAACAGATGGCCAATCACTGGTATACGACACTACTAACGGTTGGCAAGCCGAAACATTAGCTGGCGATATAGAAGGTGTTACTGCAGGAACAAACCTAAACGGTGGCGGAACAAGCGGCACTGTTACATTAAACCTAGATACAACCATAACCGGATTAACATCGGTAACTTCTACAGGTTTCACTGGTGATCTAACTGGTGACGTTACTGGTGATTTAACTGGCGATGTTACTGGTGATCTAACCGGTAATGTTACTGGTGATCTAACTGGTAATGTTACTGGTGACTTGACTGGTGACGTTACTGGTGATCTAACGGGTGACGTTACTGGCAATGCAGATACCGTTACAACGAACGCTAACTTAACTGGCGATATCACCTCGGTAGGCAATGCAACAACAATAGCTACCGGTATTATAGTTGATGCCGATGTAAGTGGTACAGCCGCAATAGCTTATTCTAAGTTGGGTACGATACCTACTTGGAATCAAAATACTACTGGTAACGCAGCCACAGCTACAGCGCTTGAAACTGCAAGAAATATAGCTGGTGTCAGTTTTGATGGCACGGCGGCTATAAGTATACCAGTGACTGGTTTGTCGGACGTTTATGCTTCCATGAGTCCGTCTGACGGAGATGTATTAACTTACGACACAACCAACGGTTGGCAGTCAGAAACTCCTGCGACGCCTGGCACTGGAACAGTTACAAGCGTAGCAATAACAGGTACAGACGGTATAGACGTTGATTCTGGCTCCCCTATCACATCCTCTGGCACTATAACTCTTGGGTTGTCTAGTATACCAAACGCTTCATTAGCTAACTACTCTGTGTCATACGGTGGCGTCTCTTTAGATCTAGGAGGAACAGATGCAACACCAGCATTTGCTTTAGCAGATGCTACAGGTTTACCTTTAGCTACTGGCGTAACGGGTAACTTACCAGTAGGTAATTTAAATAGCGGAACTAGTGCAAGCAGTTCTACATTTTGGCGCGGTGATGGAACGTGGTCTGCTCCGGCAGCCACTGGCGATCCCGCGGGAACGGCTGTAGCTATGGCCATCGCTTTAGGAGGATAAAATGGCTAATACATTTAAAAACCAGGGCGCGGCTTTGGTTGAATCTCCCGGCGGTATTGTTTACACTGCTCCTTCAGCGACTCAATCCGTTATTCATTCATGTTACATAAGCAATATAGACGGAGTTAACTCTGCTGATGTTACCATCAAAGCTAGAGCAACTTCTGGTGATACTTATTATCACGTGGCTAAGACGGTTCCAGTACCTGCCGACTCTACTCTAGTTCTAGACAAACCTATTGATCTAGAGGCAACTGGGGATATTCACATGACGGCTAGTGTCGATAGCGACCTAGAGGCAGTATTGGGGATTCTGGAGATTACCTAATGTCATATATTGGCAAAACCCAACTAAAGGCGTCAGACATAAAACGCTTTAACGTAACAGGTTCTACGTCTGCTACGCACACCCTTTCTTGGGTAGCCCCTAACGAACAGTCGTTGATTATAACGATCAACGGTGTTAAACAACAGGAGGATGCTTATTCAGTCTCTGGTGTAACTCTTACCCTCACGTCTGCGCTAGTCACTACTGACAAAATGGAAGTGGTAGGCATTGTAGATATCGGCCAGACTGTAGTACCCGGTACAGGTGTAATCCTAAACGAACACGTTAATGCCTCTGCCGCTATAGCACAGAGCAAGTTATCCCTCGACATAACAAACTCCGACATCAACGCATCAGCGGCGATTGCTCAGAGCAAGTTATCCCTTGACGTTACTAACTCTGATGTAAACGCATCAGCGGCAATCGCTCAGAGCAAACTAGCCAACGTACCCTTCTACACAAGTTCTGCAACAGCGCCAACCTCTCCAACGCCAGTTGCGGGTGATATTTGGTACGATTCAACGGCTAGCGGGATGAAGGTTTTTA